CTCGAAGGCGTTGCCAGTGTCTACAAGGAGTTCACTGCCGGCTCTGCCATCACACGCTTCGACGACGCCGAGCTCATCAAGGGCAAGCAAGCGCTGCCCGCGTGGCCCGTTGGTAAATGTGCCCGCACCATGGTGCAGCCCCAGACCAACCGTCGCACCGTGTTCTTCTTTTCGGAGGACAACCCGTACAACCCATTCGACGAGATGAAGAGCAAGTTAGTCACCTCGCCCATGGGCCAGGTCCTGACCCGTGCCTACGGCTGGGCCTCGGACAACATCGGCAAGGCCTTCGCCCGTTTCAGACCCGATATCCACTGCATCCCATCATCCAAGGTGCCCTCCGGCGGCACCCTGTACATGGTGTGCGACCCGGCGGGCGCCCGGAATTGGTTCTGCCTGTGGCTCCTGGTGTACGAGGACGGCAAGCGCATCGTGGTCCGCGAGTTCCCGGACTTCAGTAACTATGGCGAGTGGGCGCTGCCCTCCGAGAAGCCCGACGGCAAGCTCGGGCCCGCCCAAACTCTTGATGCCGGCCGGTCTATCTCCGAGTACCGAGCCCTCTTCCGCCAAATCGAGTCCGATCTCGGCTACGGCGAGCCCGTAATGCGCCTGATCGACCCCAAGGCCGGCGGTTCCCCCGCACTCTCCGAGGCCGGCGGCACGACCCTGATCGACCTCCTGGCCGAGTCCGAAAACCCGCTAAACGAGCCCATGGCCTTCGTACCCGCACCCGGCGTGCCCGTCGACCAGCGCACATCCGCGATCAACAGCCTCCTATCCTACGACGCCACCCAGCCGCTCACCCCGCTCAACGAGCCATCCCTCTATATCACCGACGACTGCGCCAACCTTTCCTACGCACTCTCCGAGCACACCGGCCGCGACGGGCAGAAGGGCTGCACTAAGGACCCCATCGACTGCCTGGGGATGCTTTTGGTCTCCAGTCTTGCGTTTGTGGGCCATGGGGGCTTTGATTGCCGCGGCGGCGGCGGATACTAAACCATTTGACTATGCAAGGAGATTCCTACAAGCAGGCAACCGACGTGATGGCACGGGTCGGCGACGAGCCCAATGTCAGCGCACTGACCGAGGAGCTGCGGCGCTCGGCCACCGACTACGGCGTCTTCGCCCGTGTCGAGAATGCCGAGAATGTGCGCTACTGCCGCTGGCCTGGACAGACCGACGATGGCAAGAAGTGGAATGATGCCAACCGTAACAAGCCGGCTTTCCCCTGGGACGGAGCCTCCGACACGCGTATCCCGCTGGCCGACGAGGTGATCAACGGCCTCGTGGACCTCTGCAGTACCTCCTTCTGGCGCTCAATGCTCCGCGTATCGCCCACCAACATCAGCCAGCTCGACCAGGCCGTCACCGCGCACAACCTGATGGACTGGACGGTCAACGCGAAGATGTACAACGACCTTACCCGCGAGGTCGAGCTACTCTCCCAGTACCTCTGGACCTACGGATGGGCCGGCGTCCACGTCACCTGGCAGCAGGAGATGGGACAGCGCGAGCAGTACCTGACCATGGACCAGATCATGGCCCTGGCCGCCCAATCCCCCGTGGACTCCATCCTGGCCGACCTGCCCAATCTCATCGCCAACCCCGAGGCCGACGACCAATCCGCGGAGCTCCTCCTTTCGGCCTTCCCCAACCTCCGCAAACGCCGGGCCCTCAAGGCCATCCGCGACCTGCGCACCGAGGGCGAGTGCGAGTTCCCAATCCCCACGATGGTCACCAACAAGCCGATGGTAGCAGCCCTGGCGCCCTACGACGAGCTGGTGTTCCCGCCCGAGACCACCGACATCCAGTCCGCCCGAGTGGTCTTCCGCCGGTTCTACATGACCGAGGCCCAGCTCCTGAACAAGGTCGAGACCGAGAAGTGGAACGCCGAATGGGCTCAGGAAGCGATCAACACGATGGGCCGCTTCAGCGACTACTCGGCCTATACCTACGCCGCCGTCGGCCTGGCCGAGAACTCCATCCTCGACCGCGAGAACCTCATAGAAGTCTGCTACGCCTACCAGAAATCCATCGACTCCGACGGCATACCGGGCGTGTTCTACACCGTCTTCAGCCCCCAGGTCGGCGACAAGTGGGGCTACTTCGACTTGTTGGACTACGCGCACGGGCAGTATCCCTTCGTTATCTGGCGCTCCGAGCTCATCCACCGCCAGATCACCGAGAGCCGCGGCGTGCCCGAGGTTTGCTCCACCTGGCAGCACGAGGTAAAGGCCCAGCGCGACTCGATCTTCGACTACACGTCCCTGGCCACCCTGCCACCCATCGAGGTCCCCAAAACCCGCGGCGGCAACCTCAAGATCGGCCCTGCCGTCCAGATCCCTGTCCTTCGCCGCGGCGAGATTGGGTTCCTACAACCGCCTGCCCGTGAGCCCAGTGTAGCCTTCCAGCTTATCGCAGCCATCGAGGCCCAGACCGACCGCTACTTTGGCCGCCCGACCGATAAAGTCCCCCCGGTGATCACCCAGATGCGCCAGCAGCGCCTGATCAACAACTGGCTGCACGGCTGGACCGAGGCGTTCCGCCAGGTGCTGGCCCTCACCCTGCAATACATCGGCCCTGCCGAGATCCAGCGCATCACGGCCTCGGCCACGCCGCTCCCGCCCGACATCCAGGACTTCGACGTGATGCTCAAGTTTGACGTCCGCGAGATGAGCACCGACCTGGTCACCGAGAAGCTCAAAGCCATCAGTACCCTTGTCCTGCCTCTCGACACCGCCGGCGTCATCGACCGGGCCAAGCTGATCTCTGTCGCCCTCCGGGCCATTGATCCCAACCTGGCAAGCGAGCTGGTGATGCAGCAGGGCCCTGCCGCGCAGAAGATGTTCAACGAGACCAACGACGAGATCGCGCTTATGTCCCTCGGCAACCCGCCGCAGCTCCGCGAGAACGACCCCACCGCGCCCATGCGCCTGCAATTCAGCCAGCAAGTCCTGCAATCCAACCCGAAGTACCAGGCCCAGCTTCAGCAGGACCCGCTCTTCCAGGCCAACCTGCAGAAGTACATTGAGAACCTGCAATTTAGCGTCCAACAGCAGCAGAACGCCGTCACCGGCCGCCTCGGAGTCCAACAATGAAACTGACCGACGAACAACTCTCGGAGGCCCTCTCAGTGTCCGAGGAGCACCCGGTGCTCAAGGCCATGGGCCAGGTCATCGACGACACGCTACGGGACGAGGTGCTAATGGCCATCCTCCCATCACTTTCCGCGGAGGACCGTGCCTACAACGCAGGCCGGGCAGCCGCGATCAAGGATCTCATCGCACAAATAAGTGCGTTAAGAAACGGGAGGGAATTGACTTCTGGTCAGTTCTAGGCTCTCACTCACACAACGGCTTCTTGGTTGGCCTTAACAACCATGGTTGCAGCACACCCGGCTTGCAGGGTCTAAAAGCATGGACATCCCGACGAATACACAGGAAGCGAAACCTGCCCAAAACACGGCACAGCCCCCAATCAACCCGATGCAGTTCGACGAATCGGCGTTGGCCAAGCTACTGAAGACACGATTCAGCGGGGAGGAAGACAAGGCGTCAGCCGTCGAGCGACAAGCGCCGGAGCCGGAAGCCACTTCCGTGGACGATCAGGCCGAGGATGCGGAGCCGACCGCAGAACAAACGGACGCTCAGGCCGAGTCGCCTGAGCAGGAGGTTCTTTCCGAGACCGAAGAGAACAGCGACGAGGATTCGCTGGGTTACCGCAAACGCATCGACAAGCTCACGCGCCAGAAGAAAGAGGCGCTGGAGAAGGCCGAGTCGCTCGAGCGGGAGCTCAACGACGCCAAGACCAAGCTGGAGCAGACCAACGACAGGCCAACCTCAATGCAGTCCGCTGCAGACCCGTTTTCGGATGTCTGGGAAGTGTCGAAACTCAACGATGAGTGGAGCAAAGCCCGGAATTTGAAGCGGTGGTGCGAGGACAATATTGATGGCTGCGAAGTAGAGGGCAAGGAGTACAGCTCAGACGATGTGAAGCAGATCAAACGGCGTGTAGAAGACGCCATCGACCTGCACATCCCATCCAGAGCCCGCTTCCTGCAGAACTACCAGCAGATCAAGCCTATCGCCGAGACGCTCTACCCATGGTGGAAAGACCGTTCGGCTGCCGAGTACACCGAGGCGCAGGCCGTCCTGCGGCAACTGCCGCAGATTGCCTCACTGCCGGAGTACCAGGTGCTGGTCGGTGACTTCATTGCCGGGCGCAAGTTGCGTCTGGCTCAGGAGTCCGCCAAGGGCAAGCCATCTGCCACCCGCCCACTGGTCAAGGCACCCAGTCAGCCTGGTCGACCCACCGCAATCCCTGCAAAGAAGGATGCGGCCAAGGTCGGCCTGGACAACGCCAAGTCGCAGTTCAGAAAGTCCGGGACGACCACCGAATTAGCCCAAGTACTCAAAAGGATGCTCTAAACCATGCCCCTACTCCAGCCCAACCAGGGCGGCTCTGTGCCGCTCGCTTCAACCTCG